GAGAAAGAGGCGCGGCGTATTATTGTCACGAATAATTTCTTTGACCCCGAAACGGGAGCGGCCATTGAAACATTCTCTAGTGTTAACGAGGCTATCTCTCGCTCGCTTGAACTTGCCGAATTTTTTTGTGGAGGAAGGCTTCCTGGTCAGCGGTGGTCGGGTTGTAGTTGCCGTAGGGGTTGCGCTTGCTGGCAATAATGCTGCGGGGGTCCGCGCCCATGCGGGATACGGCCTGAAAGATCACAGGAGCAAGACCTGGGTTGGCCTTGAGGACGTCAGGGTGAACGAACAGCTCACCCTCGGTGGCGTGAACACGCATGGTGTCGCCGTTGCGGCCAGCCCTGTCGGCGGCCAGGGCGGCTTTAAGGCTGGCGGGTGTAAGAATCTTATCAAGCATCCTAGACACTCACCGTAGCGGCGGCGAGGCCGACCTCAAGGTTTGAAGCGGATGAGGTCCCGCCGACCTCGATCTCGATGAGCTTGCTGGTGGTGGTGCCGTCGATCTCGATGACGGTGCCGTAGGTGACGTTGGCGATGGTCGTGGTGACCGCCTGGGTAACGCCAACCGTGGTGCCGTCCACCTTGATCTGGACGGTGCAGGTGCCGGCGCTGAGGATGGCTGCGATGCCGTCAATGCGGATCTTCTGCTTCCAGATGCGGGCAACGAAGATGTCGCTATTGGTGACGGTGCCAGACTGGAAGAAGGTCTTGGTGTCGATAGAGAAGATGACTGGCAGCTCTGACGCCGGCAACTTGCCGTTGCTGTCGAGGCTGGCGACGCCGTTGGCGGCGCTAATGAAGGTCTTGGGGACCAAGGTAGAGAAGTCGATGTTGCCGTATTCGAGGGCTGTGCCAGCGCCATTGACGCGGACGTACATTCCGGCGTTAGAGACCAGGAAGGCGGGCAGGGTGCTGTCGGGGGAAGTCTGAAGGAACTGGGTTCCGTCGTAGAACTTCAGGAGATTGGGGGTCTGAGAAGTGTCGAGCCACAGGTCTCTGGTAGTGGGGGATGAGGGAGTGGTCGCGGTGGCTGTGTAGGTGGATACGTTTGCCAGGGCTGCGACTAGGCCGACGACTTTGGCTTGGGCGATGTCGTCGGTTGCAATGTTCAGCTTGGCGTAGTTGATGAGGCCGACTGAGTTGGTGAACTCGCTCTCGAACATGAGGCCGGATACGTTCTGGATGGTCAAATTTTCGACCGTGATGATGGTGACCAGGTCATTGAGGGTGAGTGCCGACACGAACGTAACGGTGTCGGCGGTGTGGTCGTTGGTATAATCGTTCGAGCCGCCAGGGCGCTGGATGATGCCGTTCACCCAGACCAGGAGGCTCTCGTCAGAAGTATGCACGAAGGCGAAGACGGCCTGGTTGCTTGTGGCCGTGAGGTCTGAGCGGCGGTAGTTGGTAAGCGACTGAGAGCGGATAGAGTAGATGGTAACCAGGTCGTTGACTGATAGTCCGGTCCCGAAGGTGACCTGGTCATTGGAGTCTGAGAAGGTGTAGACGGAGGCGGCGTCGTCTTGGAGGACACCGTTCACATAGACCAACAGGTCGGAGATGGTGTCGTCCATCGTGTAGGCAAATACGGTCTGGCTGGCGATGGCGACGATGTCCTGGCGATTGAAGAAGAAGGGGCCTTCGATGCTGCCGGCATTGACGCCGGTGGTGCCGCGTATGCTGCTAATGGAGGCCAGGGTGATCCAGCCGTCTTCGCCTTGCGTGGCTGAGAACTCACCGACGCGGTATTGAAGGCCGGCTGTGGTATCAAGGCGCATCTCAATGGGGCCATCGAAGTCGCCACTGTCGTCGAAGAGAATATTGAGGAGCTCGCCGACCGTCTTGTCGCCAAGTTCAGCAACGTTCAAGTAGCGGATGATGTTCTCGAACTCAGCGTGAATCTGACCAGACGACCTGTAGTTCTGGGGGTTTTGCTGCTTCAGACGGGACATCTATTTCTTCCTTATCGCTACGGCGAAGCCTGTGGTCCGCAGAAGGCCATTGCCTTTGAGTGTGAAGCGGAAGTAGACGCCGCGATAGCGGTGCTCAAACTTGCGCTCATACTGCCTTGATAGAGGAACGTCAGCGAAGCTGTCGTCCTCGCCGCCGCCGTCGATCTCGAAGAACATGGTGGAGAGGCTGCGATCAACCTCATCAAACGCCTCCACCTGAATAGTCCCCTGGCCAGATGCTTGGACGATGAGGCTGTGGCTGTCTTTTATGCCGTTGATGGCGCCCTGCCAGAGGATGGGGGTCTCGATAACCAGGGTGGGGGCGGTGAGCGTGACATCCTCTACTTGCTGCTGGTTCCAGACGCCCCCGCTGGTTCCAATCAGGGTTGTCTCGCCAAGTTGAGAGCCGCATCGGGCACTTAGGAAGTCGCCGGTTGACCACTTGTGATTGCCGCTGCCAGTGGGGTCGAGGGTGAGGGTCAGGCGCTTGGAAAGGCGGTCGGTCTGGGGGAAGAAGATGTGATACTGGCCAGTGTCCTGGGTGTAGTAGGCGGAGACGCTCTGCTTGTTTGAGATGGTCTTCAAGAGGGCGCGGTAGGTTAGCTCGACTTTGGTAGACATGGGGATGGAAAAAAGCGTCACACCGTTGGTGTCTGAGCGGCGGATTGAGTAGACGCCATTACGGGAGCAGAAGATCAGGTCGGAGCCGGCCTGGGCGATGGTGTTGTGGCTGATGGTGCCGTAGCGGACGTTGGCCTTGTCGTCGATGACCCACTTAGTGAGGTCCGGGTCAATGGTGTAGATGAGTGTGCGGTCGCGGGTGAAGACAGCTATACGGTTCTGCTCAAAGGCGCCGAGACCCTGAATCGTGTCGGCAGTGCCGATTATGTTCCTGACGTCAATGCTGCCCGCTCTGGTTACTGAGGTGGATGCGGGGTCCTCGTCGGCCGTGAACACGGTCTCATCGACACGGGATATGTCGACGACGGTGGACTCGCTGTTGGCTGTGGCCAGGCGTTGCTGGACGGTCACAACAAAGGCGGGGGTGGCTGGGTTGGTGTTGACGATCTCCTGCCAGGTGGAGCCGTCATACTGGTACATGGGCTCTCCGCCAGTGGCGAAGATGGTCTTGTGGTTGAAGACAGTCGAGGTGACAACAGCATTGGAGGGGTAGATCTCATCTTTCTTGTGGCCGGCGCCGATTGAGAAGAAGCGATCAGAGACGAGGGATACTCCGCCGCCGTCCTTTTGTGCCCAGCAGGCTAGGTCGCGGCCAAAGAAGTCGACGTGCTGGATGATGGAGTTGCTGGAGTCACGCTTGATGGCGCCTGGGTCTCGCAGGATGGCACCGCGCCAGTCGGCATAGCCATTGACGATGGAGATGAGATGTTGCTTCTCGCCCGTGTCGAGAGCGGCGCGGTCGCGGGAGGTGTCAATGCCCTGGAAGTCTTCATAGGGGAACACTTTGACCGCAACCCCCGACGGGGAGATGATTGACGACGTCATGGGGGTCTACTTCCACTGTTCTGAGGGGTCGACCTTGTTGGTTTGCTCGACCTTTGTGAGGTCCGTCTTGTCGACCGCCTGGAACTCGATCTTCTCGTGACCGTACTTCCTGTTGTAGAGGATGGAGCTCATGGTGTGCCTGTACTTGGCCATGAGCATCTCGGCCTTCTTGGAGCCTTGCTGCTCAGCGTAGTAGGCCAGAAGGCCGGTGACGACGATGGGGTCGGGGATCTCACGGCACTCGTCCTGCTGCTTGTAGTAGTCGATGTCCAGGTTGGTAAAGTAGGGGTGGGCGCGAAGGTCCTCGATGATGTCGTGGGAGAAGTCGAGGAGGAGCTCCATGACGGCGCCGTCGACGGTGCCAGGGGACATATCTCCATAACGACGCAGGGCGCGGGTGGCCAGCTCACTGAGAGGTGAGAACGGCTCCCTGATGTGCGGAGAAAGGGATGAGTAGAGGCTCTTCTTTTGGCCATCAGTGAAATTGGGTGACGTCGTATCGGTAGACGTCGGCCCTGCGTCGCGGACTGGAGAGGGCATGGCATTAGACCTTTATGACACGCCCGGATTTAATGTGCGTGTGGATGTCGAAGAGCTCGACGAGTTCGTTGGGTACGGACCACACGAGGCGCACGCCCTTGGCGTCACGGGTCGGGGCGATCACCACGTTTCTGACCATAATGGAGAACTTGATGGGCTCGGGGTCATGGCTGGCGTAGAGGGTTGAGCCCTTGTTGGCTGCGGCGACCGCCAGGGTGGACTCCTCCGCGTCGAGGGCGTTGGCCATCTCAGACGCCTCTTCAATCTCAACGGGCTGTGGTTTGTCGAGGATTGGTGCCTTGAAGTAGGACTTCTTCTTGTTCATGGGGGTCTCCGGTTGGAGTGAAAGAAAACGGGAGCCGGCGTTAGCCGACTCCCGTAGTTTGGGGCATCAAGACGGGGGGGTCGTCCTAGATGACGTCAACCCAGTTCTTGATGTAGTGGTGGACTTGGGCCTGTGTCATTTCCAGACCACACTCGCTGAGGTACTGGTGCTTGACACCATCGAAGTCGTTGGCCTGGATGTCCCGCTGGAGCTGGGTGTCGCCACCCTCCATGTAGCGGTAATTCAGGTACGGCATGTCGAGGAAGATCATCGCATCGTCCATACCGGGGATTTGCCGGAACATCGGATGCAGGTGGATCAACAGGTCACCAGCGAAGGTGCTGTAGCGGGCCATGGATACACCGTAGGAGCCACTTACTTGCTCAGGCTGCCAGCGGTTTTTGGCAAGCTGCATGAAGTTCGAGGCGGCACGGGCGCCGATGAACACGACCTTCTCCTTGGAACCCTTGGCGAAGATGGTCTCAATCAGCAAGCGGTCGAACTCCGGCTCCGTCATCTTATTGTTGGTGGCGAAGGCAGAGGCCACGTCGGTGATGCCAGTGATCTGAGTCGTCAGACCGCCAGTGTACCGGGTAGGCTGCGAGGACGAGCCATTAACGATGGCACGCTTGCCCCAGAAGAAGGTCCGCTCGATGTCACCCATGTGCATTTTCAGCGCCTTGGTAACCATCTCAGTTTCTTTGGAGCCGGTACGCAGGAAGGTGTTCTGCAAGGTCCGCGACAGGGAGATAGCGGTCTTGAAGATCTGCGTGTAGTTGAAGTCGGT